CGCGCCTCACAAAATCACCTCCTATGCTGTCGTCGTGATGGTGTACCAAGTTCCGCTCGAACCCATGCGAACCTGGAAAACTGGGGTGCCGTATGTGCTGGTCGTGCGAAACTGCAAATCATACGCCGCGTTGGTGTTGTACTGGTTTATGATGTTGCCGAGACGAACAGCATCCCATTTTACGTCACCAGCTGTTGACGAATTTTTAACCAGAATCTGGCCTGTTGTGCCGCCAGTCGGTAGCGTGTAGGCCGTTTGCCAACCAGCGACGTAATTTGACGAACTAGTTTTGACCAAAAACTGGCCGGTTGTGCCGCTTGTCGGGAGTGTACCGCTTACTGCGCCCCAACTAATATCTCCATCAATTGAGCTATCTTTTTGCAGTACCTGCCCGGACGTTCCGCCTGTTGGGACGGTATACAATGTCGCCCAGCTAGCCGCACCGGCGGTAGTGCTGTCTTTTTTAAGCAGTTGTCCCGACGTGCCACCACTCGGCAAAGAAAGCGGCGTTGTCCAACCATACTGCCCGTCAAGGTAGCTGGTTTTTGCAAGCACCTGTCCAGTCGTGCCGCCGGTGGGCACCTCCGCAACGCTTCGCCACTCAGCGTCATAGTCCGTGCTGGATTTTTTTGACAGCACCTTACCGGATGTGCCGCCGGATGGGATGCCAATCGTCTGCGCTTGCTTTGGCGCGCCAACCACATACTCCACAACATAAGTTCCGCTGTCTTTTAAGATTTTCACGCGGTCGCCCGTGGCAAACGTAATCGAATTGTTTACCTTGTAATGCTTCTCGCTCGGCGAAGACGTGCCATCAAAAATCAGACTAACGCCATCCTCATAGACAGCGCCAATCGTTGCAAAATTACTTGATTCCGGCTCGATTGCGGCGACGTTCTGCTCGTCCTGATAATTTTCAATCACAGATATGCCACCTTTCGCGCTTTATGGAACATGGTTGCTCCTGCCATGAGAGGCATAGACCAATAGCGTTCCTCATATACACCCTTGATGTATTCATGATCCAACCCGACAATATTCCCAACCGTGTGCACGGGGTTCAGGTCTGTTTCAAACTGGATTGTTTCAGTTGTTTGCATGGCTTTTAGGCACAGATTGTTTGCATAGTCCTGCAACGCATCTGCAGACGCGATGTTGTCCACTCTTTCTACGCGCAGGATACGCCGCCCGCGACGCGGGATGGACAGTGCCGACGCAAGGTTGTTGTTTTCGGCAGTTTTAATGATTACTTCGTCATAATCAGGATTATCCATTATCGCCATAAACACGTTTGGCGCGTTGTAAACATCAAGTTCAGATGTGCATTCTGACTTAATGTTTGACACGCCCGACGTATATGCAATATCAACGCTTTCGCCGGACGGCACCCTGTACTTGTGTAATCGCGCCGCGCCATTCAGATCAAACCATATTGGGCTATAATTGATTTCTGCGAGCATGGCATTGATAATCTGCAAATAGTCTGTGCCGATTTCCCAGTCCTCGCGGTCGGTTTGTAGCGCATCGGTCAACTGGTCGGATATGACCGACTGCACCCCGGCGCCTGTCAGTAGAGACGATACCGCAGACAAATATGTTGTTCCAGCCGCAAAAAACAGCCTGTCCTCCGTTTTGGTTTGTTGCAAAATGAGCGCTTGATCGAACGCCTCAATGCGGTCATAAAGCGTGCCGTTTTCGTATTTCCCCGCCACGGTAGCAATTACATACACGCCAAGCGGATAGTCAACTTCGTTTATCACAAGACGCGGACACAGCCTATCGTTCAGATAGTCCACATCCGCGTTGTGTAAAAATTTTCCCGTGAACGACATTTTGATTGATGCGTCTGCGCTCATCAGCACTGTTGGGGGTTCTGGAAAATCCAGTCGGTTGCATATAGCGCCGTTACGCATAACATCAACCGCAGCCTCGACGCGCCTAATCATAGCTTACCGCCTCAAGTTCGACCGCTCGTATGGTCGTAGAGCAAGCATAATGCCGCGCAAACCTGTTGCCGTGAAGCGAATCAATTACACCGACGATTAGGTTGCCGCGCCCGTCTTTGTAGCAGACTGTTTTGCCAATCAACGCCCGTAACGCATTGTAATCTGCCGTATCCATAAACGCAGTTGTAAAAGACAGCGTTTGTTCGATGTTGCCGGACGTTTCAGCGATAGGCAACCTTTTGCCAGAATAATGCTGGTACGCTATATCCTGCTTATGGTCAACCGCGACTTGTGACACCGTTTCTGCTGAAAGTCGCAACGACATCCAGTTGATCGCATCTGCGTCAGTTATCATTGGATAGTCCGTTTTCAGATTGACTTGAACAGCGTTTGACGCGGTATAGTTTACGCCATCGGTAGCCGCCCCGCGCACGGTATAGCCGTGCGTCCCGATTGCTAGGCTATCTGTATAGCTTTTTGTCGTGGTCGAGCCGATCAGGCCGCCGTCACGGTAAATATAGTAGCGGGCGTAGTTGCCTGTCGTCACCCAAGATAGCGCCGCATCATGCGTGGCGACTACGCCAAGAGTGATTGCGTTTCCGGGAGTATTGGCAATCGTAACTTGACGTACATCCCAATCAGACCAAAGCCCGAACGAATTTTGCACTTGCAGTTGGATTGTGGCAGCGCCATCATCAAGGTACACAGGGATTTTATAAGATTTAGTTGCGCCGAACTTAACGCCGCTGTCAAACACGCCAGCAACAATAACGTGATACGCTTGTTGCCCTGCGGCTTGCCATGCGATGGTGGGGCGCGGCGTTGTGGTTATGGATGTAATTGATACGCTTGGGGCGGCGCGGACAATAACGGTTGCGGGGTCGCTCCACGCGCCGACAACATCATATTGGCTAGTAACGCGCACACGCCACAGGATAGTGCCGCCCACGGATAAGGTTCCAGCAGGGACAACATGTTGCTGCGCCGCCGATGTGGCCGATGCCAACGCCGTCCAGCTTGCGCCGCCATCCGTGCTATACTGCAAGCTATAGGCTTTTTGCACACCGCCAGAATCGTTTGCATACGACCAAGAGAAAACATTATCCACATCCGCGCTGATATACTCGGATTTCGGGCTGATAGGCTGCGACGTTGGGATTGAATCCTCTGCGGTAACTATAAGATAGGGCTTGTAGGTTGTGTCCCGGGAGGACCCTACGGACATCGTGACAGTCCAGTGTGGATAGCTGCCTTCCATGCTCTTTCCGCTAACTTCTAGGACGACACCATTGCTAATCGCCGCATCAATACCAGCAGTTAATGGCATTGCAACCCAACCGCTGCCTGATACGGTCGTATACTTCCTCGTCCCATCGCCAGGTGCATTATTCCATGTAATCGTAGATTCAGTCCACCCGGAAGAAATGGGAGATACCATCAAATTGCAATAGGATGTTGAGTTCCCACCGCTCGCTGACCATGATTTCACGTACACATATAGCGTTGCGCTGGTGGTTATTTTACCGGCTGCCGCGCCAAGCGAGCCAAACCCAACGTATCCATTTTTGAGGTTATATGAACCGCCAGATATAAGATTATCGTACAAACTCAGTGACGTCCCGGTGCTGTAATTCGTATTCGGATTCTGGCTGTCCGTATAGGCGCTTTTGCTTGCGTAAACCGTATACTGCGCCATCGTTTACCCTCCTGCATAGCCCATGCGCCGCGACAGTCGCGCATTTTCGGCTATTCTGATTATGTCGTTAATCTCTTTTATCCTGTCGACATCCACGTAGACGTTGACCACCATACCGCCAGTATCCCGCGATTCCTGTGCGTTCAGAATCTGTGCGCCTTGCGGCAAATAGACCTGTTCAGGGCCGTTCTCGCCCACCCACGTCACGCCGCCGCGCCAGTTGTCGTTGCCTGTCGCGTTCTTTGACACGTTACCCACCCATGCGCCCAACTCGGGGTCGTATACGCTTGTGTTCAGCGCGTCCTTGTATTGCAGCTTTTGTTGCGCCGACATCTGGCCAGACCCCACGCGCAGACCCATCGCGGTTGTAATCGTATCCCAGCCGCCACTAAAATCCAGCGTAAGCATCTGCATAAAGCCCACGATCATGGCTAGCGTGTCCGCGACGATTGCTAGGGTGTATGCCAATTTTGAAACACCATCATCCATTCCAGGCAACACTACATCAATCAACGTCATTGCCGGTTCAAGCAGCCCCGCCACAGATTCAAGCAGTGAACCAAACGCCGTGACGATGCCGGTATCGGCGATTTTCTTACCCAGGTCGCCAACAAACTGCGTCAGTTTTTCCGTTGCGGTCGCCATAGCCGGTGCGAACTGTACCGCCAACTGCCTTTGCGAGGCTTCGGTCGTGCGATTCAGGCGTTGCATAGCATCATCCACGTCGCCCAGCGCACCTAAAGCCTGATTGTCCAGCACATAGCCCGCGTCCTTGGCCTCTTTGGCAAGCGCCGCCATACCCTCCGCGCCTGACGCGATAAGCGGGTTCAGGTCGCGTGCCGACTTGCCCAACAGATCCATCGCGATTGCGTCACGTTCGGTCTCATTGTTGATATGTCCGAGTGCGGTTACAACATCCCAAAATACCGCCTCGGCGTCGCGCAGAGAGCCGTCAACGTTCCGGTATTCGACATGCAAGCGGTTAAACGCATCGACTTGCGCCGCTGTGCCTTCCTGTGCGCTGCTCATGCTGCGGATCAGTTTCGTTTGGCTGCCGGTGATTGTCTCAACACTAACATCCATCAATTCCGCCGCGTAGGCGTACTCCTGCAGCGCCTTTGTGGACATGCCCGTGACCGTTGCGGTTGTCAGGATTTCGTCTGCATATGCGGCGGCTTCGTTGGTCATGTCGATCAACGCTTTTTCGACTGACACGATCACGGCGGCAAGTGCAGCAAATCCACCAACCAACGCCACGGTTTTTAGGTCAACGTTGACCATCCCGTTGATGGTGTTGGCCATTTCGGAAGGGATGGATACGCCGAATCTACTGCCAACCTGATTAAGCACATCGCCTAGGCCGGTCATTTTTGCGTTGGTTTCGCCGGTCGCGTCTGTCGCCTCGCTTAAGCCGCCCTTCATTTCGTCGAGCGACTTGTTTGTGCGATCCATCTCCTGCCGCGTTTTTTCAAGCGCGGTTTCGGCTTTGTTCAGTTTGGTTTGCCATTCAGACGTGCGCTTGTCGTTCTCGCCGTACTGCGTGGACATTTTTTCAACAGCGGATCGCAACAGGTTTACCTTTTCAGATTGCTTGTCGTAGACCGATTGCAGACTTTTCTGCGTCGCGGTGAGTTTTTCGATGGATGATTCCTGTCCGGCGAATTTGGTTGATGTAAGCTCCAGCGAGGACGACACGACGCGCAGTTGCTGGTCAATGTCGCCTAACGCTTTTTTAAATTCCTTCTCGCCTTCCAGCGTGAATTTTACGCCGATATTTTCTGCCAAATCAACCACCTCCCCCCATCAAATATTGGCTCAACGATTGCGGCTTAGTTGGTTTCGCCAGCACCTTGTTATGCGCATTAAAAAGCACCATACACCTATACGGATTCATGGCGCGCCAGAATGTGGCTTCGTCGCTGCGCGTGGTTGTAAGCCATGTCATAAGATACCAGCCGAAGTTGATGCCTTTCGACAACTCCCTCGGCTGGTCAGTCAGTTTTTTTCGGGTTCGCCGCCTTTGTCATCGTCGCCTTTAAGCGCGTTAAAAAGCAAGTCGGTCACGATCGCCGAAAAGCGCATCATGTCGGACGGAGGAATTTTCCGGCCAAGGCTTTTTGCCGTGAAACGCTCCGTAAGGCCGCACTCGTCGGCGTAGTCGTTAAGCATGGCCGCGCCAACCAACAGCGCGGTATTAAGGGATTTTCTACGGTCAAGCGCTCCCAGCAGGTCGCCGTTGTTTGCCTCTTGCACGTCGGCCAGCACGTTCATGTTGCAGCGTAGAGTATACTCACGCCCGTCAATGGTATATTTTTCGGTTTTTAAGCGGATGTCTGCCATATTACACCACCCTACGCAGTTTTAACAACGGTTACATAGTACGTTGCGGTTGCGTCGCCGTTTGTTACCTCGCACGTCAACACGTTTGCGCCCGCGCTCCATGTTGCCGCCGCGCCATTGGTGACCTCGGTCACACCATTAAGGATTTCGACGGTTGCCGCAACGTCCTTGCATGTCGCGGTGATGGTGCTGGTCGCGTCCGTGGTCGTGCAGTAGTACACAAACACGGACGGGTCAAACGCGGGGGTAAGCGCAATGCTGCCAATCGTCAGCGATGCCAAGCGTGCGTCAGATGCCCCGAAAACTTCATCACACCACGCGATTGCATCCGCCTCTGCGTCCACAACGGCAACCTCAAGCATGTCCTGCGTTGCCGCATGGTTCGGCAGAAATTCGCCGGATGTGGTGGGTGTCTGGAACGTGATACTTTCGCCGCGCGTTTGGTAGACAAGAGAGGGAGGGCCGAACAGTGCGCGCAAAATAAACACACACGTGTACTTATTTACGCCATCAACAACGTCAGGCGCATAAAAAGATACGCCGACATAGTTTGCCGCGTCCTTTGCGGTCGTTTTCAACCCGTTTACGATCGTGCTGGTGCTCAGCGTGCGCGCGTTGGCAGTAGAGCCATACATCAAGGCTTGCGCGTCCACAGGAATATACTTAGTCGCAAGGCTGATCGTGCCGCCGGTAGCAAGTTTCATGTACTCCGACAGCGCGGATTCGGCATACAGTCGCCCTTCAGCGAATCGCAGCTCAAGGTTTGCACCCATCGCCGCACCCGCGCTGATCGGCGGGTCGTAGGTAATCACGCCGCTGGTATTTTTATATTTCGCGACATTTATGCCGCGAAGATCAAAAGTAGGCATATCTAACCCCTTTCTAAGTTGCTGATTGCATCGTCAATCACTTTTTGCATTGCCTCAACCGCCGCGGCCTTCGTCGCCCTCACCGCAGTCCGCACGAACGGCGTTTTTTTGCGCACCGACGACCCGCTTTCAATCGCCCTAGCAAGCAGCGGATTCGGCACGCCTTTAGTGTATTTCTTGGTGGGCATGCTCCCGTAGCCGTCGAAGCCGACCTTCACGTTCCAGTCGCCCTTTTTGTCCGCATCAACGGGCGTGATACCAAGGGAATCAAGCAGGTCTTTTTTCTGAGATTTCGGCACGCCCGTGAACATTTCACCGTCTTTTAAGTGCCTGAATTTGTCCTCCGGCAGGGCTTCGAGGTTTTTTCGCACCTCATCGGTTACGATTGCGGCGGCGGCGTACAGGGCCTTTTTAGCGATTTCGGGCGAGCGAGCGGCAAACCGCGACAGTTTCAAGGCGTAATCGTCGCCCGCCTTAAACGTCATCTTTGCCATTACGCCACCTCAAAGGTCCATTCATAATGAATTACGCCTCTGTCCTCAGACTGCACCGAATTCAGCCCGCACGCGCAGACCGATTCAAGCGCCCGCCATATCAACTCCACGTTCGGGTCATCCTCGGTTTTGGTAAAATAATCAATCGTGCCCGTCCAGGCAAGTTCCGCTAATCGCCCATCAGCGTAAAAGACGTTTGTGCCATCCTCCGCCCACACGATGTACTTGTCCGGCCGTTGCGCCGCCTCGTAGTGATCGACTGGCACGCCCACGGTCAGCAGTGCGGCGTGAATTTTATTAAGGCTCATATTTTCGCCGCCACCTCCTCAAGCGTCAAGTCCATGCAAGGCGGCATAACGTCGGGCGGGTATTGCACCTGCACAATGCGGTATTGCCGCCCGTCGATGGGCACGGCCACATCCTGCGTGGACACATCCGACCGGCGCGGACAGCGCAGCACGGATTGCACCTGCACATTAGCTTGCATCGCCGCGTAATACCGCGTCACGCCAACCGTGCGTTGCTCGTATCGCAAATTGTGTTTAATCGTCAGCCGATCGACCGGCTTTTTTCCGGGTTCGGCGGCGTTGGTCACGGCGTAGATGCGCACCAGCCCGTCGCTAAACGCCTGATTGGTTGGCTTGCTCTGCAGCATACCGCTCCGCCTCCGTCCTGCCTTGCAACGCCAGCAGCTCATGCATGTAATTCTTTGCAAAATCGTCCAGCGCGTTGCTCCGCACGTATCGGCAATAGTCCATCAGCAACGCGCGCGGCGCATCCTCCGCCGTATAGTCCAGCGTCGCACCCGCTATGCCGTTTAGGTACGCTTTCCCACGGGCGATAATGCCGGAGAGGTTGATGTCTCCGGCAATGTCGTCCCAGGTGATACCCAGATACATGCGCACGTCGCGCAGCAGTCTATCGCTCTGCGCCATGCCTCGTCACCGCCTACGATTTCGTGACGG